CGTACCCTAATGACAAAACTCCAACACTGGCGACAAGAAACGCTCCGCACCTCCATATCTCAACATCCAACGCAAACTTGAGACACACCGCTAAAAGAACCGGAAGAAGAATCCGGCGCAACCACTTCTGGCCGCCAACTTTCTGACTGATCTCCGTCCCACCAGCGGCAAACAATATTCCTGACATCCCAAGAATTAAAATATGCCACCATTCAGGATTCATTTTTTCTCCTTAGCAGTTTTATCGCGTGTGCCAGAAGATCTGCAAGGTGTTTTCGGTCCACATCCTCGCTTCGCAAAAACTTCTCCACACAAACGACGATTTGCAGGCCGTCCGGCTTGGCGTCCATCTTCGTCAATGATTTCCTTGAGGATCTTCTTGGCATGGTACATGCCCTCTTCGCCAAATCGGTCAATGGCGTCATGTGCTTCTACGATGCGTTTCATGGTTGCTGGCTTCATTTATGTGCCTCTGTTAACCGTCGATGCTCAGATTCCAAAATTGCAATGCGCTTATCAAGATCCAGCTCTTCGATCTTTTTGATGTGCTCCGTCAACGTTTCTTCTAGGCGTGTAATCGTATCAACAATAGTCTTTAGTGATGTTTCAACGTTCCTCCTGATCGAATTTATTAACAAACCGCACAACACACCAATTACAGCGATCAATATCGGAACTAACCAACTAAAGGTTAAGACGTTGCTTTCCACATTACCCCCTAACGTAGTGAACGTATGTCCAAGCCAAGTTCCCCGTCACTGTGGGGACACCAAAAAATTGAAAGAATGCTGATTGCTCAATGGCCTGCTTAACGTTTTCGAAACTTTCCGAAGTGTCAAAATATAACCTAACCAATGCACCATCCAAGATGACCGTTCTGGTGGCCGGATTGTATGTTCCATTGCATCCGATCTGTGCCTTCAAAGGATTTTTAAATGTCCCAGTCGGAAAGATTAAGGCCTCATCGGTCACCAAAATCCTTTCCTGTTCCGGAGGTTCAACTGAATTCTTGCGAATTGCTCCTTGCCACTCAACCCAATTATCTTTTTTATACTCATTAGCATCACCCTTAAATCTCAGCATGATTGATGCTTTGCCATTAACACATTTTGATAATTGCACAGCAACCAAATCATCCGTCGTTAAAACCACTTCTTCATTCGTTAAATTCAACATATTGCTCCTTTGGTTAGTTTATAAATAGAATCCTTCGTGAACCGCCAGCAACAACTTCGTCCTCATGCGCCCCAATAGACCACGAACCGCTTATCAATGTTCCAGTCGCGTCATAGTCAATCGCATCGGGCGTTGTCCCTAAATTATCACCAGCATCTTTGGCAACGGTATCTCCCGAAGCAAGTCTGAAATCACGGCCAGCCTCATTAACATACGTTGGATTCTTGTTCTGATATGTTCCGCCATCTGGAGATGTTGCATCTGATGATAAGTTTTTTGCGGTTGTGTCGCATGTGCCGCCGTAACAAGAACCGGAACCATCCTCGTCACAAATGTTATTCTTGACGCTGTAATCCATGTTGGCGCCGCACTCAAACGCTGTCACGCTAATAGCGTATGCCGTGTTATTCCACATATATATTTGTTTCGAGCTATCATACTGATCACCTCTAATACAAAACCCCTCATTGTCTTGGCAAATATTTCTATAAATATAGATTTCGTCACCACCGACAAGAATCCCCTCCATGTCGTTATTCGTCGAGTAAGAGTCCTCTAAAATATTATGATGAACCAAGACATTTGATCCATTGACCCTAATAATTTGAGCATTTCCATATTCGATCTGGTTGCGCCAACGGATATAAGAGACTCTTGTATAATTGCTGTTGATTAAGATGACTGATCTATAATTTGTGTTTCCTGTGACCAATACTCCTGACGCAGATGTCCCAGCATGTCGATAGCCAGCCGATGATGTTAGATTCATATAATACGAACTGCTTGTTGTTCCGCCGTCAATCGTAACATCTGAATCTGTTATAGAAGTCTGAATATCCCCTGTCTGCACATCGCTAAGTGTTCCAGTATTCTTGGCACTGTCCCACAAGCCAATCGAGGCGTAATCTTTAGATGTGCCGATTGTGCTGACAACCTCGGCGTGCGCGAATGGAACGATGAAGTTGTCAACGTACCTAAATGGCTGTATCAGATACTTGTGATAAATAGCGTAGGTTCTCTGTGCAGATTTATATGATAGGATTTCTGCTTCTGTCTTTACAGCAACGGCATCATCAATAATCCGGCTCTTATCTATGCTCTTGAAATGGACTCCTTCTGTTTCCGTTACGTCGAGTGATTTCAAATCTAGCTTCCGCTTACGGTCTGCTTTTCGCTCTACGTCACGTTCTTTCATTGTCCAGATTTCTTCTTCTGTTAGATCAGATGTCTTAATAATCTTCCACGTTTTCAAAGACTCTTCCGACAATTCTCCAACTTGCTCAACGGGGATAATATCGGCGACATCCCCCGCTTTAGGGACGTACTTATCAAGGTCTTCTGTCATGCCGAATTTATCTTTGGTTTCGACAAAGATATAATAATCCTGAGCAAAAGATGGAAAAGCTGTAAATAAAACCATTAAGTATAAAAATATTTTTTTAATCATCGTATGTCCCCGTCCAGCAGATAGATACCCATGTTGGTGTTCCAGAAACAGAAGCCACATCAAGGTCAAGCCTATCTCCAGCCGCCATTGTTGCATCACCATCCAAAGAAGTGTCTGTGTCAGGCGTTGTTGTAGCAACCAAATCTACGCTATCTACGTCTGCTGGCGTACCATCGTCAACCTGCAACATACACGTTACTGTCTGGTCTGATTCTGCCCAAAGTTTTGTTAAAGTGAACCCATTAGCTGAATCGTTAATCCAAAGGCTTTTTAAGTCATCCGCCGCAACAGGGTCTTCGATATAAACACATTTTGTAGATGTATAAAGTTCAACGTCAGCCTCCATAGAACCACTTGAAGCTGTTAGTGAACGTCCACCCATAGCATTAATCTCCGTTTGAACATAGGCGGTTGTTGCCAAAGAAGTATCATTATCGTCTGCTGAAGGCGTTGTGGCTGTAGACGCTCCCATAACCCATCCAGTAACAGTTACGCTATCATCAATCGTCGGAGAAGCCCATGTTCCGCCCAACTCACCACCTGGAGTCTCTGTAGAATTATAAATAGCGTTTCCACCTTCGGTTAGAGTTCCACCATCAATCGTCCCACTTGCCGTCAAATCATTTGTCGTTGCGTTATATGTCAATCCTGCATCTGTGGTTGGAGAAAGTGATCCAGTTGCGGCAGTCCCCAATGCCACGAATGTTGTTGTATCTCCCGCGGCGTCTGCAAATGTTACCGTTCCAGCATTTCCGCTGACAGTCGTTTGATCGCCTGTGTTTGTACCTGATACCGTTGCCGTGGCGGAAGCTGTTAATGTCGCACCATCTGCGATTGTCAGTGTTGATCCTGTGGCCGGAGCAGTAATTGCCACCTTATTGATTGATGTAGCCGTTGCTACACCCAATACCGGCGTCACCAAAGTCGGAGTTGTTGAAAATACAGCCACACCTGTTCCTGTCTCATCAGATAGTGCCGCTAACAAACCAGCGGAGTTGCTTAAATCTTCTTCGTAGTCTGTGCAACTTTCAGACGCACCAGAGGCATCAACCCCCAATGGCGCAGAACCAGCAGAGCAGTTTGATCCGTTAGCGGCTAAAGCCGTTGCCGTAGCAACGTTGCTTGTAGTCAAAGCAACTGTTCCCGTTGTGGCAGGAAGTGTTACAGTAAAATCTGCCCCGGGGTCTGCGGATGTTAGAGTCACCTCAAAACCATCAACCGTTGCTCCCTCAAACTGCAAGATATTTCCGGCAGTTCCATCAAATGCCGCACCTGACGTCACATCACCAACAGCGGTAATATCTCCTGTGCTTCCAGCAGGACAGTCTGTGCCATCTTCAAGACAGACGCTTTGACCTGCAACAGTCATAGCCAAGAAATGCCCTGCCGCCCAAGTCAAAGAAGCTGTCCCCATGTTCCCTTCATTGTCAGCTCTTGGAGTAACGTCTTTGGTTGCGGAAAAAGCATTGGTTGAAATCAAACAAAAAAGCAAGAATAAAAACTTTCTCATCATATCTCCTTAAAGTTTTGGCATAATCCCGCCAGAGCCGTTATCTTCCCAGATGGCATCCGTACATGATCCAGATACAGGCATAATTCCACTAGCCCCATTAGATTCCCAACAAGAACCACCGCTACCTCCGCTAAAAGAAAGTGAAAATGTACCATCTCCATTATCAGTAAGACTTCCATTACTGACTTTCAGAGGCAAACAAGCCCAATTAGCAGGGCTTCCATCTTCTTCTTCAATGAGAATACAGTTATCTATTTGACCAAAAGCTCCGACGGATTGAGCATATTGAGCGTGTGCATAATTTGCACAAAGAAGGATTGAGAGAAGCATAAGTATTTTTTTCACGAATAGCTCCCAGTCACGCGGTCGTCCCAAGCCAAGTTTTTAGCAACTCTCTCGGCTGTTACAAGGTTAGCGGTGTAGGTGTATTTTCGGATTGTCCAGTGAGGATCAGAGTTCGCAACACCTCTTTCAGCATATCCAAAATATTCAACCTGATTGGATGCAGTATAGGCTCGGTTAACAATAAACTCACCGGGTACGATTGTTACTGTCTCGTAATTTACAATTCCGTTATTTGCCATG